CTGAAAAGTTCGATAGTTCAGGACGGGTAACTGAAAGGATTACCGAAACTATAAAAGCAAAATCTGCTGATAACTCTAAGCGTTCAAACAAATCTAGCTACGAAATTACCACAACCGTTAAGATGGTTATTACTCAGACTAAGTTGAGAACTTTAAATATTCACACTAAGGATAAGCAAAAGTCCACCACGACTAATCGCAATGGACTCTACTATTTATTAGGGGTTTTAGGAATAGTTGGATTAGCTTTTTGGCTTAAACCTTGGGCTAAATAATTTATGGGTATTCTATCGGCTTAAAAGTTTTATTATCAATATGCTTTTTAGCTTTTTCGATTGATGAATGAGTATTTATTCTATCTTGTATCCAAATCGGAAACCACCAATACCTAACCTGTACTTCATATCCACAATAACTATCTGCGACTATCCTATATCTTGTTCTAAATATAGATTTATTATTTGTTTTATCTTTGTATTCCATATTAGTCCCCTGTGCTTCCATATCCGTTTTCACCTCTTTCTGTTTGGCTTAATTCTTCCGACCATTCCGTTACACAGCTTACAAATGGCACTATAACCAATTGCGCTGTTCTGTCTCCAAGTATATACATGTCACCATGTTCTTTAACATCGAATACAGCCATTATTTCCCCTCTATAAGAACTATCTATAACTCCAACAGAATTACTTAATCTTACATCTCTACTTTTTATACTTGATCTTGGGAATAGTAGGCCAACATTACCTTCTGGTATTTCAACTGACAATCCGTAGAAGTGAGTTTCTTTTTTACCTATTGTTGTTATTCTCGTTACAGTCAAATCTAATCCGGCATCACCATGTTTAGAATGACTTGGCAAAATTGCATTATCTCTTAATTTCTTGAATTTTAGTTTCATTTTAATATTTTAGTTGTTAGTATTTGTTTACCATTCCAATCATTTATCACCTTAACAGCCGTTTGTTTTATCGCCTCGGAAACTTTTAAGTCTCGGATAACCTGCCATTGTAAATGAGTTGTAATCATGGCTGCTCATCTAAATCCATTTGTATAGCTTTAGATGGATGTAAACCCATCATAAAGTAAACTAGCCAAGCATCGTGATCTAATTTATCTTTATACTCAATAACTGAGTAATTCCACATTCCTTTTTCTTTGCCGATCTGCCATAAGGTATTTAACCATATAGTAAATCCATAAGGGTAAGTTTTCATACGTTCGTATAATTATACATCCACACCGCAATACATACGAATGGGATTAGTAGGGTTAGGGATATTAGTAGGGGTTTCATGATAAAAATAATTCTTTTTCTGTTAAAGAGTGGTAAAGGTTTTGTAATTGGTGGACTGTTTTTATTCTATAATAGAATCCTGTAACGGATATTTTTATCAGTCCATTTTGTTCTAAAACTATAAATTCAGAATTGAATTCATCATCTTCTTTTTTACAAAAAATATTTATTGAATTGCAACCTGTTTCATTATTCTTAATAACAAAACCGAATTTTAATAATATTTTTTTAGTTAGAATTATAGGTTCTATTTCTTTTAACAAAGCCTCTCGGCATCCTAATACTGAATCTTCAACTACAATACAACTTTTATTAGGTGAAATGCTATCAGCATCTATGCTATTTACTACTCCTAAATCTACTATATTGCCTATCCTTAATTCTGTCACTTTCATTTATTATCCTCCCTTGATTTTTTAGGCAACAAATTATATACGGTTGAAAAACTAACTTTAAGTTTCTTAGCCTGTATTTTAGCCCATTGCGTTTTACTACCACCTTTAAAGGATTTATTGAATTCCTCTAATATCGAATCGTTTCTTTTATTTCGATTCTTTTGCTGATCTGTATATATTGTTTCCATAATTCAAATGTATGTATTTAAATCGAATATTAAAAATAAAATAAATTTAATAATAAATTTGCATAATAACTTTAGACTCCGTACTATTGCTTAACAATTAGAAACAACCATGAGAAAATTAATCTTACAACGAATCACAGAACTAGAGGCCGAATCATTAACGAACGGTATGCTATGTTTAATGAACAAAGCTATTATAGCTGAACTAAAAAACTTATTAACTGTAAAAAACTAGAAACTATGAAACACAAATCAATACAGCTTATAAATCAAATACACCTTGATGTTGTTCAATCTACAAATTACCAAAAGAACATTAACGCTTATGGTGAACATTCGGATACATGCTTAATTTGCGGCAAAAGAGTAAAAGATATTACAAAATCTAAATTAGTTCATTTACTAACTAATGGTAATTTAATAAGCACAGATGAGGCCCATGAAGATTCTCAGGGTTTTTACTCAGTAGGTTCTGATTGCGCTAAAAAACTTATTATTTCATTTTCATTTTAAAGACATGTCAACAAAACACAAATCAATCAATCCCAAGTTTATAGACTTTAGTGCTACTGCATTATACTCAAACGCCAATATCGACATTAAGGATATTACAGGCATATCTCCTAAAGACTCTGTTCAATGGTATTTCAAAGATGGTTATCCGGCTTCAGAATTACTAGTCTCAACAGTGCTTAAATGGATCGAAGCTAATAACCTACACGTTCCAGAGGATATGCTTCCATTTGAATGCGATTCACTTAAATGGTTAGATGACAACTTTGAGTCGGCTACACGTGATTATTTTATGGCGGTATATGCAAAGGAAAGTGAGGTGGGGCATGACTAACAAAGAACTTGCCAACGCTATCGACTCAAGAATAGCAAACATGCAGTTAAGCACTCAGAAAATAAGTAAGCTAACAAATGATCCGGAAGAAATACTAATGTGTCTCTCCCGTGAAATAGCCTACCAAGAATGCAGGAATATCATATTAAAGGTAATGGAGGAATCGGGATGTTAACTATACAACATATAAAAGATTTTGTAGCAAAAGATCATGGATATTTAGACTATAAACATATCAGCAATTTTCATGCTACAGGAGTAATTAGTTGTTATTCATTTGAAGATTTCTTGGAAGATTGCATGATCGAGTACCGTAACCAAGGCATTGAACAAGCTGCTAAAGTATGTTGTATTCATATGACAGATGGATTTAGTATATGTAGTGAATCAGCCGTTTTGGCTTTAAAGGAGGAGGTGTAATATGAGAATACCAACTATAGAACAGATGCAAGATGCTGCCGACAAAGCAAACGGATATTTATTATTTAGTAAAGAGACTAAAGCCCCAATATTTAAAGAAGGGTTCATGTCTGGTGCTTCCTATATGGAACAACAACTAGAGCCGATCATCACTGACTTAGAAATGCAAATCGTTAAACTTAAAAAACAATTAAATGAGCGCATATAAAAGATTCCCCTTCGTTCAAGGATGGTTATTCGTAATGATACTGATATTCTTTATCCTGGTAGTTTTGCATTATATGGGCGGTATTGAGGTAACGAATGTATCAGGTATTGAGTAACGGCAATGTGACTAACAAAGAAGTAGATAATAAGTAAATTGCATCATAAAATAAAAAGGTTTGTTATGGAGGAAAATAAAGTAATACCATGGAAATGGATAAGCGGAAAACACTGGATCAGTTCAGATGAAAAAAGGTTAACAAATGAAGAATACAAAAGCGGTCTTTATGCCATAAAACCTAGCTTAGGTTGTTGGTCTAATTATGAATGGTGTCTAGTTACTGACCTATACTAACAAGGCCAATAATATTGAACAAAATGAATGAATTAGTAAAACTAGAAAACAAATAAAATGTCAGAAAAAGAAGAAGAAAAACCATTAGGATTAGCCTTGTTGAAAGCTAGTGATCTTACAAAAGTTGAGAACACAATACTAAACCCCTTTCAGCTTCAAATGCTGTTAAAGAAAACGCCTAAAGCATACATAAAAACGAGGCCAGCTAAAGGTGGTGGAACTTGGGAATTTGTTTCCGGTGGATATTTCCGTAAAGTTTTAAACATGATGTTCGGTTGGGATTGGGACTTTGAGATAAAAGATAAACAGTTTATGTTTGGTCAGGTAATAGTTGAAGGTAGGCTAACTGTTAGAAGCAACGGAACAACAGTTGTGAAAGAGCAAATAGGCAGAAAAGATGTTATATTCAAAAAGGGAACTACTGACCCTTTAGATATTGGTAATGACTTTAAAGCTGCTGCTACGGATGCTCTTAAAAAGTGCGCTGCTGAACTAGGTATAGCTGCCGATATTTACAACGCCAGTGAATTTAAGGAGATAAAAGTTGATGTTAGCGATGAGTTAACACCGAGAGAAAAAAGCAAAATAGCAGAAGAAAATAGGCTAAAAAAACTTATTGATTCATGTTTGACAATAGATTCTTTGTCCGAATTAAGAGATCATATTAGCGAAGTTTTATTACCTTATTACAACGAAAAATGGAACGATCTGCAAGAGAAATAGCTAACGAATTTAGAATCCGTGGTAGTGCTACAATTGAAATTGTTGCTGGCGAAATTGGTTTATCTGAAAAACAAGCAGCAAAGTTAAAGGAATATAAAGAACGTTCTATAGGAATAGGCAGACCATTGACAGCTAACATGAAAGCCGAAATGATTGATCTTAAAATAAGAGAAGCTAATCCTGAATTACCAGAAGGAGCAAAAACGCATTGTAAAAAATGGCTTAAATCCTATCTATTCAAACGTAGGGAAGAACTAAAAAATAAGTACGTCAATAAAGGTAATGAAGGTGAGGAGGATGGATTTACTTTAATGGCATTGCAACTTAAGCTAGGAATGGTTTATAAGAACACTGAACGCAAACGTAACGACTTCGCAGAGGGTGAATGTGACCTTAATCATAATCGGGTTATATTCGATAATAAATGTTCCTGGTCTTTAGATACATTCCCTATGTTTGAAACTGAAATACCAGATCCAAAATATTGGTGGCAGTTACAAAACTATTCAACGCTATGGGATGCAGATAAACTTTGCTTATGCTATACACTTATCAATTCAAGTTATGAAGCCGTTGAACAGGCTATAAAGTGGGTAGAATCGCCAAATGAAAAGTATAAGATAGCTGAGAGGATGGTTTACACTCAATTTGAATTTGATGTACTGAAAGATCATTTCTTTTCAACGTCTGACAGGAATACATTTATTGAGATACCAGAAGAAAAAAGGATTAAAGCATTCTACTTCGATATTGATAAGGATGCTCAAAAAACAATTAAGGTAAGGTCTGAAATGTGTAGAGAATACATCTATTCACTTTTAATTAATATAGGGTATGCTTAGAATGACAAACGCAGATCGATTAATATATGTTAGAGATAACTATTTAATTTATTCCGACTTAGAATTATCTAAAATATTACATGTAAGTCCAAAGACTGTAGCATCAGACAGAAAATCCTTAAATCTTCATAGGCTTAAAGGTAGACCACGGGATAAAGATAAGATAGCTAATGTATTAACGCTTCATAGTAATGGATTTGGAGTAGGTAAAATAAAAAATGTTACCGGATTAGAACGCAACTCTATTTACTATATAATCAATTCGTATCTTAAACCTTTAGAAAGGTCTGTAAATACTATTACATTAATCATCGAAAGTAAACTTAACTATCAATAATGTACCCACCTTACCAAAACACAGGAAAGCCAGTAGGATTAAACACCCTGAAAGCTGGAGATAAATACAGATGCAACGGATATGCAAGCGAGAATACTATTATGGCGGTAATGGAGAGTTACCTAAAGATCAAGCGCCAGGATGGTTGGATAATTAATTTGAGCCTAGAAAACCCAATGTATAAGCAGATAGTTTATGTTGACCGCTAATCAACTAGCATTCCACAACTGGCAAGATGGGTTGGATTGGGATTATAGTAACATCATTGATACAAAAACTATCATACAATTAACGTTATTTTGTGAGGAACTTAAACAAGAGAAAAATGAAAACTATTAAATTTCACCTAATACAATATCAGGCCTTTAGAATGTTGTTTAAAGGTTCGTATTATTACAAGTCTTTTGGAATACCTGTATTTCCTTTCTGGTCTGAAAAAAATATAAATTCATGTCAAGCTAAAACAATCAAAATAGAAAAATATGAAAACAGGAGTTGAATTAATCGCTATAGAGCGACAAGAACAAATTGAAAAGCATGGTTTTGATAATCAATACACAAAAGATCACCCAGAGTATTACTTAAATAAACAGTTGGTAATTGCTGCCACTGAATTATTAAGTCAGCATCCAAGTATCATGAGATTTCCTGAAAGCTGGGATAATAAAGCAACCATACACCGTATGGCATCTAAGTCATACAAAGAACGCTTAATAATCGCAGGCGCTTTGATAGCAGCAGAAATAGATCGGTTGCAGGCTACAGGAGGCCAATAACATGACAACATTAGCAATCGGCATACTCGCCTACTTCATCTTATTCACAATCGGAATCTGCATCGGTCTACATGGCGCTCAGGATTATGGCATTGATAGGGAGGGGTATTAATTATGAAGAAGAAACTTACTAAAGGACAAAAAAACGAATTGTCTAGACAAGCTTTTCAAGAACGTAAGACCGCAATTGAAAAACATGGATATAGTATTAAGTCAAGAAAATTAGGTTATGGTGAAACATCAGTTTCTTTATGGAAAGATGGTCTATGCTTACATCCTGGTCAATCTTACGAATACGAATTTCAAGTAGTAGATATAGCAGAAAAATTAATAAATAAAATTATATGAAAAAGAAAGTAATAATTGAAATTGAAGTTGAAACTAATTCAACCGACAGAAGTGTAGATCAAGTCTTAAGATCACGTTTAGAGTTTTGGGAGGCGCTAGATGCTAATGCATATATTATAAATCCACAAATAGTCCAGATTGATATTTATCCAATAGAAAATGAAAATTCTTAATTTGTATTCGTGTATTGGAGGTAATAGATACCTTTGGGGCGATGAACACGAAATAACCGCAATTGAATTAGATCCGGAATTAGCCAGGATGTATCAAGAAAGATTTCCTAATGATACGGTTATAGTCACTGATGCTCACCAATACTTACTTGACCATTATAAGGAATATGATTTCATCTGGTCAAGTCCTCCTTGCCCTAGTCATTCACGGGCCCGGTATTGGAGCAGTTCAAACTACGATACAACTACAGAAGCTGTTTATCCAGATATGAAGTTATACGAGGAAATACTTTTCTTGCAACACTACTACAGAACTGGTAAATTTGTAGTTGAGAATGTGATACCTTTCTATGAACCATTAATTCCAGCTAAGAAAAGAGGCAGGCACTTGTATTGGACTAACTTTAATTTGCCTTCTGACTTAGGTGATAGAAGGATACAGATAGGTGCCGGTAAAGATGAATTAACTGAGTTGGAAAAATTTCACAAGATTGATTTATCAAAATATAATGGGGATCAGCGTAAAGATAAAGTAGCTAGGAATTTGGTTGATTATGTTGCTGGAAAAACTATACTAGATACTGCTATTGGTATAGTTAAAAGTAATCACGTACATCAATCGGCATTATTTTAAACCCCATTAATTTGGGCTTTTTTTGGATTAATCAATTACAATATGTAAATTAGCAGAATGGAAAAAGAAATACTTATAGATCCTCAAAAAACATTTACTAAATCTGAGTATCACAAACGGTTTGGAACTAACAGAGTTAAGATCGACCAAATGATTAAAGACAAAGAGCTAAAGACAATAACTGTTAAAGGCACTACTTTAATCCTAATCAAATAATTTTTAGGCGGTAAAATTTTACAAAACGTAATTAGATGAAAGAACTAATACCGATTGACACAGAGTATAAAGGATTATACTTTAGAAGTAGACTCGAAGCTAGATGGGCTGTTTTCTTTGATGCAATTAAATGGAAATGGGAATATGAATTTCAGGATTATGTATTGCCATCCGGCAGATATTTACCAGACTTCTACTTTCCGGACATTAATTGTTACGGCGAAGTTAAACCATTTGAGTTAACTCATATTGAGCTAAAAAAGTGTTGTGAGCTATCAGAAATCATAAATGATAACATACATAAGATTGATGTAATATTGTTTGAAGGAACGCCACATTACGGAAAATTAAGAACTGTATCCGGTGGTGTATTTGGAATGGATGTAACCATGATGCCTGTAGGCGATACATATTATCCATTCTATTTTAGCGATCAAACTAAGTTTGTTTGTAGCGAATCTCACAGAGCAATTACTAAGGCAAGACAGGCCAGATTTGAGTTTGAATGGAAGGAGAAATACAACAATGGCTAAGGAATTACCATACTTCAAATTTTACATCAATGAGTGGGTCAATGGTGATATTACTCTCGAAGATTACGAATTGCAAGGAATATTCATAAATGTTTGCGGTTATTATTGGTCAAAAGACTGCGATTTATCTCTGATAAACTTGAATAAAAAATTCAGGGGATTTGAGGATAAAATTAAGCAATTAATTGACTCAAAAATAATTAAGGTAATCGGCGAAAATGTAGCTATATCGTTCTTAAACGAACAATTAGAGAGCAAAGAGGTGCAGATTGTAACTAACAGAATCAATGGCGCAAAGGGTGGTAGACCTAAGACAATAAAAACCGAAGAAAAACCGAATGGGTTAATTTTCGCTAACCGAAACATAACCGAAAGCATAACCGAAACGAAAGCGAAAGATAACCCAAACATAACCAATATAGAGGAGAGTAGAGTAGAGAAGAGTAAAGAAGATAATATAAAAGATCTTTTTGATATTTTTTGGTCTAAGTATCCAGTTAAGGTTTCAAAGGCAAGTTGCTTCACTAAATTCAAAAGCCTTTCAGATGTTCAAAGGGGAAAAATAATTTCAACAGTTGATGCATTTGCTAAATGGAAACAGTTTGAAAATTGGACACACCCAAACCCACTAACTTACCTAAACCAAAAAAGGTTTGATGATGACTTAACCGTTCAATCGCAATTGCCTTTAAAATCTAAACTTCAATACTAATGGAAAACCACACTTTACTTTCAAACCTTGGCATAGAGCTAAAAAATATCAAAACATCTGGTAAATGCCTATGCCCAAAATGCAGCCATACCAGGAAGAAAAAATCAGATCCATGCTTAAGCGTTGACATTGAAAAAGGAATGTACAATTGTCATAACTGCGGGTGGAAAGGATTCGTTTCTACCGACTCTGAAAAATCTGCAAAGGTGTACTCAGTTCCAGAATTTAAGAACCGCACAGAGGTGGATAAAAAGACAGTGGACTGGTTTTTCAAACGGGGCATATCTCAACAAACTTTGATTGATTTTCAAATTACTCAAAGCTCAGAATGGTTACCGCAAACCCAGTCAAATCGAAACTGCATAAACTTCAATTATTTTAGGTCTGGAAACCTTGTAAATATCAAATTTAGGGACGGCAGTAAGAATTTTAAATTAGTTAAGGATGCAGAACTTATATTCTATAACGTAGATTCGATTTTAGATAGCCTACAAGCGATTATTTGCGAAGGAGAGATAGATTGTATGTCTTGGCATGAAAGTGGTCTTAAAAACGCTGTATCAGTCCCGAACGGAGCTAGCCAAAATCAGAAATTAGAGTTCGTCGATAACTGCTGGAAATATTTTCAAGATAAAGAACGGATTTATCTTTCTACGGATAACGATGAAAAGGGAATAAATCTTCGTGATGAATTGGCTAGAAGATTTGGATTTGAGAAGTGTTATAAGATAGATTTTAAGGAATGCAAAGACGCGAATGAGTACTTAGTTTTATACGGTGCATCAGCATTGGCAGACTTACTAAATGATGCAAAACCTTTTCCTTTAGAAGGCGTGTTTACAGTGACCGATGTACATGATAAAATCATGGATATTTACTTCAATGGTTTACCTACTGGAGATAAGACAGGAGATAAATTATTAGATGAACATATTGGATTTATGCCAGGGGAGTTAACAATGGTGACAGGTGTTCCATCGCATGGTAAATCAATCTACTTAGATCAGGTTTCTTTAGGTCTTGCAATTAATTCAGGATGGAGATTTGGAATATGTTCTCCAGAAAGTCACCCTTTAGAGTTTTATTATACCAGGCTTATTAAGCGTATTGTAGGTAAGAAATTCTCAAGTCACAATATTAACAGGCTTGAATTAGAAAATACTTTAGAGTGGTTGCAAGATAGGTACAACTTAATCTTACCATCGGAGGGATTTAGTTTAGACTCCATACTATCAAAAGCAAAGAGTTTAGTTTTACGTAAAGGAATTAAAGGATTAATTATAGATCCTTGGAACAGAATCGAAAACACATTACCGAACGGATACAACGAAAACAAGTTTATATCAGAGCAATTACTTAAAATAATTAACTTCGCTAAATCAAGTCAGGTTCATGTATTCTTAGTTGCACACCCTACTAAAATGCAAAAGGTAATTGGATCAGATAATTATGTAGTTCCAAACCTTTACAGTATATCAGGATCTGCACACTTCTTTAACATGACGCAAAATGGAATGACAGTATATCGTAACTATGTAACTGGCATGACTGAGATACACATACAAAAAGTTAAGTGGGAGCATTTAGGTAAGATCGGAATGGTCGAATATAAATACAATGAAGAAAACGCTAGGTTTATATCTGATGGTATCGAAGCCGATCAAAGCTGGTTAGTGGATAACTCTAAACAATTACCCATACAAAGCGCATTACAACCTAATTATAGTTTCGATGAAGAAACAGCACCCTTTTAATAAATCATAATGGAAAAAGAACTAAATTTTGAAATACCAAAACGGATGAAGTACAGAAATGTTAAATCCGTAATTGATGGAATAACCTTTGATTCAAAGAAAGAGGCTGCTTATTACGCTAAACTTAAATTGCTTAAATTAGCTGGCGAAGTAACAGAATACGAATTACAACCTAAGTATTATCTTGTCGTAAATGGCGTTAAATGTGGTTTTTATAAAGCCGATTTTAAAGTTACATGGAAATCAGGTTTAACCAGGGTAGTTGATGTAAAGGGCATGAAAACATCAGTGTATCAACTTAAGAAGAAATTAGTGAAAGCTATTTATGGAATTGATATTCTTGAAGTATGATTTGGTACGTTAAACATTATGGCCGCCCAGAAGTAATGCAGATAGCTATAACAAAAATGTTACAAAGTGGTAAAGTATAATTAGGTAATTTTGGATATGAAAGGATTTAACATCGGAAGCCAAAACTCTGAAAGAATTATTAATATTGGATCAGAAGAAAGAATTAAAGAGCTTGAGCAACAAGTTAGCGTTTTAGAAACGGCATTAATAATAGCAAATGATAGGCTAAAAGATTACATAGAACAAAATGAAGATAACCACAATTGATAATAAAGTTTATGAATGCGTAATGGTAGATTTCTACATTGGATATGTTTTAATAATAGCAAAAGAAGGTGAACTGAGAATAGATATATCCAATATAAACTTTATAACCGAATAACATGAAAACACTAATCTTATTCCTCCTACTAGCTCTCGCCTCATGCAGCAAGGACACCACACAACCAGAATCATACTACCCAAAGAAAGGCGATACTCAAAAGTCTGTTATAGATCATTGGGGGATTACTAAAGAGGTGGTTAAGTTCTCCAAATCGTTTAACGATGATGGTGATTATACCTATCAGGAACATAATACAGTAGTCAGGATAATTTCTGCTAGGGTGGATAAGGTTAGTAAGATAAAAGATTAGTATATTTGGTTTACAATACTTTACAATGACTGAACAGAAGAAAAGATTTGCTGATAGATATTTTGAGACTCTAAATGGTTCTCAATCAGCTATTTATGCGGGTTATTCTGAGAAAACAGCTAGGCAAATAGCGCATAACTTATTGCAAGAGCCGGAGGTAGAAGAGTATATTAGTGAATTAAGAGCTTCCTATCAAGAGAAATCAGGTATAAATAAAGATTGGATTATAGAAAGATTCAAGGAAATATCTGATAGATGTGTTCAAGAGATTGATCCGATTACAACGCATGGTATGCCTACTGGTGAATATAAATTCGACTCCGCAGGGGCTAACAAAGCAACTGAAATGCTAGGTAAGATTATTGGCGTGTTTGAAAAGGATAACGATCAGTCTAAACCTAAAACAACTAACATCATTAATCTAGGGGGAGGCGTTAAACCCGATGAATCTACTACCTAAGCAAGAGAATGCAATCTACTATCTTAAAGACGATGTTACCGAGGAATTGCTTTATGGAGGTGCTGCTGGAGGTGGAAAGAGCGCATTAGGTTGTCTTTGGTTAATTGAGAACTGCCAAACTTACCCAGGATCAAGATGGGTTATGGGTAGATCGAAATTAAAGACGCTTAAAGAAACAACGCTTGCTACATTCTTTGAATTAACATCTAAGTTGGGGGTATGGGATGATTTTCATTATAACGACAATAAAGGATTAATTACTTATAAGCCTAATGGCAGTCAAATAATACTTAAAGACCTATTCTTATACCCTTCAGATCCTAACTTTGATAGTTTAGGTTCATTAGAGATTACAGGCGCATTTGTAGATGAATGCAACCAGATCGTTTATAAGGCATGGCAAGTATTAAAGTCCAGGATAAGGTATAAATTAACTGAGTTCGCTTTAATCCCTAAAATGCTAGGATCTTGTAACCCTGCTAAGAATTACGTTTACACCTATTTCTATAAACCATCAAAGGATGCAACCTTACCTATCTACAGGCGTTTCATTCAGGCTTTACCGACAGATAACCCTAATCTGCATCCATCTTACTTACAATCGCTTCTAAGGCTTGATAAGAACAGCAAACAAAGGTTGTATTATGGTGATTGGGAATATGATGATGATCCGGCAGCGTTAATGACTATCGATGAGATTAACGATATATTCACTAATACATTCGTAGCGTCCGGTAAAAAGTATATAACAGCGGATATAGCCCGTTTTGGTGCAGATAGTACTATGATTGGTTACTGGAACGGATTAAGACTTGAAAAGGTTATTGAGCTTAAAAAGAAATCAACAACATGGGTTTCATCTGAGATAAGAGAACTTGCTAAAGCGTTAGATGTCCCTATGAGTCAGGTTATAGTCGATGAAGATGGTGTAGGTGGTGGAGTAGTAGATCAGTTGGGCTGTAAAGGATTTGTAAACAATTCTAGCCCGTTGTATGGCGAGAACTTCGAGAACCTTAAAACACAATGTAGCTATAAGCTGGCAGAGATTGTAAAGGCAGCATTACTATACGTTGGCATCAGTGACACTGACATAATCGCTAAGTTAATTGAAGAACTTGAGCAAGTTAAGCAGCGCGATATGGATAAGGATGGTAAGAAAAAGATAGTATCTAAAGATAAGATCAAAGAATTGTTAGGACGTTCTCCAGATGTATGTGATATGGTAATGATGAGAATGTATTTTGAGATAAAGAAATTTGTTAACACAGATAATGATTTCTTTGCAGGATAAAGTATATTGCACTATTCTAATTTATTCACTACTTTTGGATTATGCAAATAAAAAAGGGCCTACAAGTAATGTTTGGCAAAACGATTCAATCAATAGGCAAGGCTTATCCAAATTTAGGCGCAGGGTTTCCGTTAGTATTCGGAAAGAAATTTGCATTATCAATCGCTGGCAATGATGCTTATAACAATAAGATATTCTATGCAGCAACTAACATACTCGTATCAAAGCTAACAGAAGCACCTATAATGTTCTCGCAGAACAAATCTAAGGCATCTAAGGCGCTATTAAATCATTTCTACAGTAAATCTATAAGCAACGAGAAAAGAATCGCTCTAAAGGCTTTAAATTTAGAAGAGGTAGAAAACCATGAACTGAATAAGTTATTCGATAACCCTAACTCATACCAATCTGGAATAGAAATGATGCAGGACTTCTGGCATCAGTATACATTTGGGGATGGGTACTTGTATTTTGAGCCTATTGGCGATACGTTAAGCCGGAATAAGAAACCTGTAGCTGTTCATTCATTAAGCCGAAATAGAGTTGAACCTATACAGTCAATGGATAATTTCGATAATATATCTCACTATGTATTTACCGCTTGGAATGGAACGCAGATTAGGATAGAGAAAGAATACATATTACACCTTAAACATTGGAATCCAAATATAGCCAGTTTAAAGGGGCTAGGAGTTGATGAAGTAGCATCTATTGATGTTAACCTTAACAGGCAAAATAATTTAATGCAAGGATCCGCATTCGTTAACGGTGGTAGGGGAACTTTGTTTAGTTCTGATAGCACAATCACAGCAGATGGTGAGCAGATTAAGAAGATGACTGCCGCCCAAATGTCCTCGCTTAAAGAAACGATGATGCGAGATTACCAGGGCGCAGAGAACTATAAGAAGATGCACTTTACTAATGGATTGGTAAATGCTCAGAACTTTGGTGATACATTGATCGAAACAGACGCTATAAACGCAGAAGATTCTAACTGGAAGAATATTTACACTATTGTTGGTGTACCTGTTGCGTTATGTCCAGCAGCAACTAGCTTTAGTGAGAATAGCGTTATTGTGGGCTTTAAGTCTTTAGTAACGAATAAAGTTATACCTGAATTAAGAAAGTATGACCAAAAACTAAACAAAACAATCCAACAATGGTGGCCGGATATAATCGCTTGCCATGATTTAACCGAGTTTTCAGAGCTTGCACCTGACTTGAAGCTAATGAAAGAGGTTTATGGTCAGCCATTGCTTAGGGTTAATGAGCAACGTTCTATATTCGGATGGGATGATTTAGAAGGAGAGGAAGGTAAAGCGATATTAGTTGCATCAGGGTTTATGAAGCTGGAGGATTTATTAGGGGGTGAGTTTGATGGGTTAGATCCTAGTGATGAGGAGTTATAAACTTGTCTGCTTAGATATTTTACACCAATCAGCACCATCCATTTCACAATTGTTCAAGAAAAACCAAACCCCATTATCATTAGTTGCATATATATGCCAAGAATCTTCGTGTAAATCTTGCATTAAGCCGTAATCGTATTCTATTTCTTTGTGATGATTACCTTTTAATGCAAGAAGTTTTATGTTTTTCCTTGATATATAAGTTTTATGTATGTCTTTCATTATTATTAATTATTTACATTTTATGACCGTAACCCTAGATGCTACCGATTTAATTGAGGCTTATCTAAAAGGCATGGAGGATGCTACTTTATTGTTGGTGGAGTTAAACACCCTAACCGATGATGATTAGGGTGAATGGAACTAAATTAGTTCAATAAGCTCGGATGCTGTGATTTCCTGTTGAGAACACCATACCTTAAATTGCGATTTAACGGATTCAACGTAATCATTATTTGATCTTAATCTGTCAGCATTAAGTACATTCCTTTTCTCAAGAATCTTGATTAGCCTAGCATTATGTTCAACATCTTCCTCTAATTCTAAATTAGTTAACTCTTGTTCTTGCAACCATTTATAATGGCCTTTAATGTAATTAGCGTTTACTTCGTCTATCATATTCTATTCATTTTAAGTATACCCCAAATATACCCCTAATTCCTTATCTTTGATGTAACAACTCTGATACATGCCAACAAAAGCCAGACCATCCGCAGTAATCCAACTTTTACGACAAGAGCGTATAGATTTCGCTAAATTTCATAAAAATGCGGAGAAACAGATATTACCTATAGTTCGTAAGGCATTAAAGAAGTCGATAGCACCCGTTCTTACTTGGGTAGAAGGTAATGATGTGTATAATGTTCCTGTTGCTATGCTTATAGATCAGAATGTATGGCGTGATATGTACCTTAAGATATTTCAGCAGATCGGAATGAGTATGGCTAGGAAAGAGTATTACTACCAACGCAGGATTGAAGGTGGAGCGACTAAAGCTAGTGCGATAGAGTTTCTTATTGATGTGTGGAGTACAACGCTTAGGGATTATGCTTTGACTTATACTTATAAGATCCAACGGGAATTAAACGATAGGACAATAGAGATACTAACACGTGCATTAGGTGAAGATTACTCGTTAGGGATTGATAGGTTAGGCAGGACTAGGTTATTTGAGAAAACGGTTAATGGGCTGTTTAAAAGTAGGGGGTTGACTATATCGAGAACCGAAGCGACGACTGTAGCGAATCTCGGTAAAGAGATTGGCGCTCGTAGTTGGATAGATGAACAAGGTGGGGGAGGTTATAAGGCTTGGTTAGGTAGGAATGATGAGCGTGAAAGGGAGTCGCATAGAGAAGAAAACAATATTATCATTCCTATAGATGATTTTCATATCGTTGGAGGTGAACAATGTCGATGCCCTGGCGATGTTAACTTATCTGCTAAGCAAAGAATTTTTTGTAGATGTACCGAGACTTATATGTCGCAGAATAGGTATTCCCAATATGAGAAACGAGGCAGAATTGTTAATGGGAGAATTGTATAAAAAAGCTTATACCAAGTTAATGATATAAGCTAATAAGGATTTTACCGTACGTCTACAAAGAGCCCTTAACCTCGCAGTACAATTATAAGAATTTTATATGAGTTATTTTAGCTTTAGGAAACTCTTGGCTTAATAATACTTCTTTGCCATTATCGAACCTTAACATTATTTTATCGTAAAGAACTGTGTTTAATAATTTCGCCTGTTCTATAGTTATTTGAGTCCATTCAATCCAAGGGCTAATCCTATTTATCGTCATATCTCTATACCATTTAGCGCCAGCAATCCATGTCTCTATTTGATCAGTAGAACTATATTCACTATTATCACGATATCCGTAATCTTCAATTTCTTTATCTGTTATCATTCTAATTTTAATTATATAATTCAGATAATAAATCACAATCTGATATGATTTTTATTTCATTATAAGGCTCTCCATCTAATATTATTATAGCAGTAGCAATATCTAAAAAATTATAAGAATTAGGGTATTTCCTAGCCTGTTTAAGATGTGATTTCAAATTACGAATCTCGCTAAGTGTACTAGCTGGACTAGCATTAACTTTAAAGTGTATCCCTTTGTTTTTATCTGTAATATAAATTGTATGCCATGTTTCCATATTCAAATATAGCTAACCACTATTTCTATTTGTGTAACAATGTTGTTGCATATTCAAATCTATTATTTATATTTGCTTTACTATGGATGAGAAATCAAACGAAAAGCTAAAGCAGTTGAAGGATAAAATTAAAGATCCTAAGATTGTCAAAGCGATTGAGGATAAGCAAGTCTACATTAATAGAGTCATCAAGAAATAGCATGAGATTAAACCTACCATCATTCGGAACAAATAAAGCACTGATTGAATATCTGGTTGCTAACAAATCTGAGTTAATTGATTTAGGTAAATCTGAGATTAAGAAGTTTGTAGATACGCCATGCCATTTAGTTAGTGATTCTGGATTAGTTTCTAAGGCGCTATCAAGTAGCCAAGATACAGATGAAGTAATTTACCGGACTATTGTAGGTAATACTTACAATTGGATGGATTCTCATGATGATGTTCATTTAAATGGCATATTTGGGCAGTCTATTAAAGATAAGCAAGGCCGAATCTATCACAGACATGACCATGTTAATCAATTAACGGCTAAGGTTGGTAAATTCTCCAGAGTATATGAGCAAGTTGTTAATTGGACTGATGTAGGTGTTAATAAAGCAGGGCAAACTATGGCTTTGCTTGGTGATTCAGCTATTAAAAAAGCGTATAACCAATTAATATTTGATTCTTATAAAGATGGTGAGATAGATCAACACTCAGTCGGTATGCAGTACGTAAAGATCGCATTAGCGGTAAACGACAAAGAGAATAAAGAGGAATTTGAGACTTGGAATAAATATATAGGTCTTATTGGTAATCAAGAGAAAGCATTAGATAAAGGCTATTTTTGGGCAGTCAAAGAAGCTAAACTAATTGAAATATCTTGCGTTACAGATGGTTCTAATGAACTAACAGGAATGTACAACCCGCCTATTGGCAGTGTAAATATAGACCCGCCCGCGAGCAGTCAAAAAAGCAATTCATTTTTATCACATTTTTTAAATTAAACAAACATGAAAAAAGTATTCTTGCCACAATTGGCAATCATGGGAGCGGGTTCAGCATCAGTATCAAGATTCTTCCGCGCTCAATTATCACCAGACGGTTCTAACGGAGGACTAACAGAGGCAGATAAAGCGGAAGCCATTAAAGCCGTTGAAGAAAAAGCAAAAGACGTAGCACAACGCTATGTAGCCGATAACCTAGCTAAACTGTTGAAAGCAGAGGTAGGATCAGATGAGGCAAAAACATTGATTAACGGTATTGCAGAAGCAGCCTTTAAATCATTGAAATTAAAAGATACAGCAGATAACCAAGAGAAAACTCTTGAAACTATCTTTGCTGAAATGCAGAAACAGCATGATGACATTGCGAAAGTTGTTAAAGGTCTACAGACTGGCGATGCTAACGTAGTTAAATCATTCGAGGCAGAACTTAAAGACCTTGTAGAGACTAACAAAGGTGCGTTAGAAGCAATGTCGAAAGATCAGTCTGGTAAGGTTAACTTCACCATGAAGGCTGCTGGTACTATGCAGATCAGCACTAACTATACTGGTGTAATTGGCCTGACTAACTTCGATACTGAGTTTGCTCGTATTCAAAGACGTCAACCGTTTATGCGTGAATTAGTTCGTATTCTGACTACTGATAACATGTATATTGCATGGGCAGAACAGAAGAATGCAGATCCAGGCGTTGCAGGAATGGTAGCAGAGGGAGCGTTAAAACCGCAAACTGATTTTGATATTGTTGAAGCTACTGCAAAGGTTGAGAAAATCGCTGTTTGGATTAAAGTATCTAAAGAAGCCTTGGCAGATATTAAGTTCTTACAAGGTGAGATCAATACTGAGCTTCGTGAGTTAGTTGCTTTGAAATTAGATGAGCAGATTCTTTCAGGTGATGGTACTTCTCCAAACCTTAGAGGTATTTTAACTGTAGCGCCTACATTTGCTGCTGTATCTACAATGGCATTGCTTGTACCTACACCGAATCGCTTTGACGTTATGGTAGCTGCTGTTGCTCAAATCGCTGCTGCTAACTTTGTGGCAGATACGATTGTAGTTAACCCTGCTGATTACTACGCTATGCAATTAGTAAAGGATGCAGAAGGCCGTTATTTGTTGCCTCCATTCAGTTCTGCTGACGGAATGACTATTGCCGGACTTCGCGTTGTTGCTAACAATGGTGTAGCTGTTGGAACGTTCCTAGTAGGAGATTTCAAGAAAGCAACACTGGCTATTCGTGAGGATGTAAATATCCAGATCGGTTATGTTAACGATGACTTTATCCGCAACTTAGTTACAATCCTTGCTGAAATGAGAGCGGTATTGTATGTTAAGTCTAATTGGTTGAATGCGTTTGTTAAAGGTACGTTTGCTACTGCTCAAACTGCTTTGACTAAACCTTAGTTTTAAGTTTTCTAGTTTTTTCATATTAGCCGGACAGTCGAGAGATAGTCCGGCTTTTTTGTATTTACTCACCTGTTTGGGCTAAGTAAATTTCCTCTATTTGTTCTGGAGTTATGACTCTGCCATATTGGTCTATGTAGTTTTTATTTTCACAAGACACATAACCAAGAATAGATTTCAACTTAATTTTATTTTGATCTTCAATCCATTTTTCGGCGGCTTCTTTGGTGGAGAATAAGATAATTTCTGTTGGTTTTTCTGGTATACTAAATACAGATAAAACAGGACTCATATACTTACCATTTTTTTTTAAAACAGTCCAATAGAAATTATCTTTGTGATACAAATCAACTCCATCCTCTGACTTCATAATAAATTTACGTTCCGGTTTTTCCATGATTATATCAGCCCATTCTTCGCCATCAAAAATAGCATAATCATTAGTATCGTGTATTCTAGGTAAATCATATCCATCGGCAAAATGATATTCGCCAGTGCAAACTATTATACCGCCAAATTCACCCCATTGGCATTTTGTATCTTTAGGATACTTATCATATGCGTCTTTTAATAATTTCCATTTCTTTTCCATACCCAAATATACCACACAATAAACCGTTTGCATCTATGTATTAAAAATGTTACTTTTACTCTAATCAACAACATCACCATGCAAGAAAACCCACAATTCAAAGTACAGGCGTTAACTAGGTTTCTTTACGCTCCTACAGGCCGTATATACGATGCAAACGATATATTCGAAGTAAAGACCGAATCGGATTTTAAGTACCTTACAGAGGAACATAAGCTATGTAAAGTATCACCTAAAGATGCAGAGGTAACCGAAACTGAGCAGGATAAGCAAGACCGAGCGCACGAAATCGAACAACAAAGAGTTGAAGCGGAGAAAGCAGAAGTGTTAAAGGTTATTGAGGAAAAGCCAGTAGAGAAACCGAAATCTAAAGCCAAGAAATAATGTCATACCAAATCATTGATTCACCGGATATAACCGAACCAATAACGCTTGCAGAACAGAAAGCGTATTCACGTATTGATGCGGATTACTCATCTGAGGATAGTGATTTGAGTGGACTTATTAGTGCTGCTAGGGCTGTTATTGAGGGATGGTTAAACGTTGGATTAGCTAATCGTGATGTTCAGGTACAATGGAATGGTTATCCATTGCAATTGCCTTTAAGCCCTAATGGTGCTGTTGGCTCGGTATCGGATGGTACGGACACATTACCTACTACCGATTACACTGTTTCAGCATGGCAGAATAAAACTATATGGATAAACTCAGAGTCCGCCAAGAATGTTGAATGGTTTTACGCTCAAGATAATTCATATGTTACGCCTTGGTATGAACACGTTAATAGCACTTGCACAATTTACACAGTTACTTACAATACAGGGTATACATCTGAGAACCTACCTAAAGCACTTAAACAGGCCATCATGGCTCAAGTTGATTGGATGTATAAGAACAGAGGTGAGCCGAACGCATCAAGTGTATGCCCTCAAGCTGTGTTGATTGCTTCATCTTATTCCCGTAATCTAGTGTTATGATTAAGACAGGAGAACTAAATCAGCGTATTGAGATAATGGCATTTGCCGATGTGAGCGATGGAAGTGGAGGTGTAATCTCAGAAGAAGTCGTTTACTGGTCTACATCTGCCAGGGTTAAGCCGATTAAATCTAGTTCATACTTACAAGCTAATCAGGAGTCATTAAAAGATGGGTTCGATATAACTGTTAGGTATCGCATAGATAAGTCTATTAAACAGGATATGCGGATTAAATACAGGTCGGGGTATTTGACGATTACGAGTGCGCCAACAGACTATGAATCGAAAATCTATGTTCAGTTCAAAGCAGTTTGGTCACAACGTCCTGAAACAACAGAACCAGCACCACAAACATTATACTCTTATTACGGATATTTGAATGAAGGGGAGGTATTAACTGAGGCTAAGATACTAGCTGGTGAATCATTCGGCATAACTAACAACGGATCGGTTACAGTGCCTTTTAGTACCTCAGATTTCAAATTACTTTGGTTAGCATTACCATCGGGTCAAACGGCCAAAACTACGGTTACAGATTTGAATAATGATTCGGTTACTCCAATAGGTGAAACTGGAACGTTTGGTGAGCCTGTTACTATTGGTGAGTTTGATGCTTATGTGAGTAATTTCGCTACTGTTTATGAGGGGGCGGGGTTGATGTTTAGCTAAAAAACCTACCCGATTAAGAGTAGGCTTTGAATTATAAAACTGGGTGATTCTTTAAAACATATTGGCTAAACTTCTGAAATAAAGGCTGAATAATAAAACTCATTTTATCCCCATCAGGTTGTTTATTGTATTTCGGTATTTCTATGTTTTCCGAAAGAAGAAACTGCTTCATTATTTCCGTGCATTGATTCAATGCTTCATTTCTAGTATTCATAGTTACTTTAATTCTTTGGGTTCTTTGCAACCAAAGGTATATCCCGTTTAATGCTGTTTTCTTTGATGCGTATTGATATCCCATATCTACCTTTTATTAATTACTTTTTTATACCTCAATAATCTACTTAATATAGAATTAAGCTCACCAACTCTTTCTGATCTTTTCTTAGATTTCTCTATCGCTTCTGGATCATTTTCAACTCCTATATTTTTGTAAACATTAATTCTTCCTTTAACATCTAGAATCATTGTGTTTATGGCTTCTAATTGGCCTTGTTCAAATAGTGTTTTCATATTGTTATTTATAAAATAAGTTTTTTTTAATTCTGATGGGTTATCGACTATATCTAATTCCATTTCTAGATTTTCCATACCCCTAAGTTAACTCAATTCCTTATATTTGAATGCAACATCTTAGTTACAATACAATGGCATCACAAGTACGCGGTTTTTCAGAAATGGTTGCTAGGCTTAATAGTTATAGCGCAAATGTTCAGCAGGAGGTTAAATCTTTGACCGAATACTATTTAGGAGAGATTGAAACTGAGGCTATTGCTGCTGCTCCTAGTGGGGGTGATAAGATCATGACCGAACACGGTCCAATTAACCAGGAAATGATAGCCGATAAACGCAGGGGCTCATTTGTGCCGATAAATCAAGCTATAGGGATAACTTTAGATCGAAGTGGATATAAGGGTTCGGTTTATGTTGAGAAGTCGGCTGGAGAGATAGCCGTATATTGCGAAATGGGAACAGGTCAATCAGCTAAATCATATCTTGCAACCGTTCCAACTTATTGGAAAGCTATCGCCCAACTTTATTATATAAACGGACAGGGCAGTATCATAGCCCAGCCATATCTTCTACCCGCATTTTTAAAGAACTCAATTCTATACAAAAAAGAATTAAAACAGGTATTCAAAAGAGTTAGGTTGTAATTCATTATATTTGATTATGCAAACACCAAGCCTAGCCTTAAGACAGGCCCTCTACGCTTCATTACAAGGCATAGTATACAACACTAAAACTATTCCGGTATATGAGGAAAAGGCTAGCACTACTCCGCCCGTTGCAATAGTAACCATCGGAGGCGTTCAAGTCCAATGCTACATTATCCTACTTAACCAAACTGAAAACGATGATTCACCTAAGTGCCATAAGAATGATGCTTGCTCAATTCAGATTCAGATAAATACGGTATTCCCATTTACTAAAGGCGGATCTAAAACAGCAGAGGAAATAGAGAACTTGGTATATGCAAAGTTATTCCCTACTAGTTCATTAATGACGGGATTAGTATTGCCCAGCCCGTTTACTTTATGGAAATCGGTTAAGCAGGGAAGTAGGAGTATACAGTATGATACCGAGACAAATTCTTGTTGGACTCGTCAAATCACATTTAGTTTATGGATCGCACAGAGTTAGAAATACAAGCTGAACAGGTATATCCCATGCCTTTGAATCCGTGTGTGTGGACTATTAGAAAGATTGAGTATTTGAGGGAGGAATGGGTTAAGGCCCGGACAGGTATCTATTCAAATTAAAACGCATTTTTATCTACACAGCCACCTAATTAATAGTTTTGCAGGCTCTGTTTCATTAAATAATGTCGCTCCCTGTTCGCTATGGGGTATTATAAATACAAGTGTTTCCCCATTATTTAGGCACGATATATATCTGTCATAAGGGTCTACCTTTGTAATAGTAACTTCAGGAGTTTGTCTAGCTGTTCTTTTGGCTAATGGATTTTCTCTATATAGAGCTTTTTTAATTTCGTTAGTTGTCATAATATTATTATCTACTTGAACCCAAACCTACAAAAATATTTAATTCCATTTTGCAACATTACCGTTACAGTTTCATATATTTACACTAACAATTTAAAAACAACATTATGGCAACTAATCTGATCGGTACACCTTATATGCTTGAGGTAGATACTACCACAGTTACAACAAGCGTCAGAGGGACTGAGGCTAATTACAAGTTACTTGCTTGTTTGACAACTAACGGTGTCGAATTTAACAACGCTGAACAGAACACATCTAATAAGTGTGATGGTGGTTTCGCTACTTCTGTTAGTGGTATTGGTTCGTGGTCGTTCTCTGCGGATGGTCAAGCGGTATCATTAGAAACTGGAGAGGCGGCTACTAAAACGAACTTCAATGCTATTTTAAAGCTTGCTAAGGATAAAACTATCTTCTTTGTTAGAATGACTAACACAGCCAAAGATGTTTACCGCGAAGGTAAGGTTAGGATTTCTACTTACTCTGAGACAGCACCGAACAGTGATGCGTATACATTTACAGCGACATTTGTAGGGATTGGTGAATTATTCTTAACACCTCCAACACCATAGTATGAGCGCAGAGCATAACGGTTTAGTTGAAATTACTGTTAAAGGTAAAAAGCATCTACTGAGGTTTAGTTATCCGGCTTGTATGGATTTCGAGATCAGAGTATTTAAAAACCCTTCAAGCAATAATGGTAAGATGTTTATTGATCTTATCTATTCGGGTTTACTTGGCGACGCATTGAGAAATGAAAAACCTGAACCTGCTTATTCTGAAATATACGATTTAGCTGATAAACTTACAGAAGAAGATAACTTCCAAGAGCAACAAGCTAAAGTTTGGGAGGCTTACAATCAGAGTAAATGGGGTAAGGAATGGTTGGCAAAGATTGAAGCGTTTAATAAAAAAAAAGTAGAAGAGGAAAACCAACAGATCCAAGAGAAGGACATTTAAGAGTTTACGAATTTGCATATGGTAGAATGGGGTTATCTGTAGAACAATTTGCAGCACTAACCCCATTTTCTTTTCAACTCAAATGCCTTGGATTGCGTGATTACGATAGGTTGCAGGAATCGTTTTATAGGAAATTAGGTTGGATTACATATGCTGTTAGTTCAGATCCTAAAAGTAAAATGACTATAGATGATGTTTGGCCTATAGCAGATAAGAAACCTGTTAAACCTCAAGCGGGTCTATTTGATAAGAAACAAATTAATAAGTTATTAGCGGATTTCCGTAAAAATAAAGATAAATAACAATGGCAGATGCTTCATTATCGGTAGAATTAGAGGCCAGGGTAAGTAATTTTGTTAGTGGTATGCGCCAAGCTGGTACTGTATCACAACAAACAGCAAAAACGGTTACCACCTCAACAGACAAGATTGGCTCTGCTATTAGAAGTCAATTAGCTAGCGCGTTTTCTGCTGCTGCATTTATTTCTTTCGGTAAGGCTGTATTAGATGTTACTGCGGAATTCCAAAAGTTTAATGCAGTATTAGGAAACACTTTAGGCAGCTCTACGCTTGCTAGCTTAAAGCTAAAGGAAATACAGGATTTTGCAGCTAAAACCCCATTTGGCGTAAACGAATTAACAGGGGCATTTGTCAAGTTAGCTAACTCAGGTTTTAAACCTACAGGCGATCAGATGCGTGCGCTAGGTGATTTAGCCTCTAGTACAGGTAAATCATTCGATCAATTAGCAGAAGCGATATTAGATGCTCAATCTGGAGAGTTTGAAAGACTAAAGGAATTCGGTGTTCGTGCCAAAGATGCTGGAGATAGTGTAATATTTACCTATAAAGGAGTTCAGACTCAGGTTGCCAAGACTAGCGAATCAATCCGTAACTATATAACCGATTTAGGTAATGCGGAAGGCGTGTCTGGGTCAATGGCTAAGATAAGTGAGACTCTAGGCGGTAAAATAAGCAATCTAGGCGATTCATGGGATCAGATGTTGCTATCTGTTGGTGGGAATACTGAAGGTGTATTTAATACAGCTATTGATATTATTTCTAAGGCTATTAATAAGGTTACCGATTATAATAACGAATTAGCATTAGCCTCTAAATATGATTTGGGTAATGGAGTTGTAGATTTTGGTCAACGTATATCAAGCGCTTTTTTTGGTACAGGCAAAACTGACCTAGAATTACAGGCTAGTATAATTCAACAAATATCTAAAGGTATTAACGACACTGCCAACAGAGCTATAACGGGGGCTAAAAAAGTAAGTGACTTTGGTAAAGCAATAGCGGAATTAAAAAAACAAGGCGATACGCAATTAGCAACAGCCACTAAAAATGGCGCTAGTTCAGGTCAGATAAAAGCTATTTCTGATGCTTATCAATTCGGAGTTAAAGCGTTGCAAGATGCGCGTACGGCGTTTGGGAATCAGAGTAGTAGCGATGCTAATTTTGGGGATTCCAAAAAAGTCAAAACATTATCCGATGTTTTAAAAGTATTAAATATTGATCTTGAAAAATCTAGTAATCAATTTAAATCTACTTTCTCAGAAGAAAACGAAGCTAGGATAAGTTCCTACCAAAAAGCCATTGATGACTTAATTGAAATTGGATATAATAGAACTTCTGCCGCTGTAATTAAACTAAAAAAGGAACAGCAAGGATTATTCCTATTAACAGGAAATGACTCTACTAAAGGCACGCAAGAAGCTTTAAAACGTTATAGGGATTCTCTTAAGCAACCAGAATTATTAGGTAATACATCTGTTAATATCCCATCATTAGAAAACTCTAGCCGTGTAAAAGAATACAATCAATTATTAGCCGAACAAGCACAATTCAAAGCAGATTATGAAGAAGGGTTTAGACAGCTATCGTCTGGAGCAATAAGCGATGCTATTGGCGGTGGTTTTAGCGCAATAGGAGAGGCCATGGTTAGCGGTGGTTCAGTAATTGAGGCTGCGGGTAATGCTTTGTTAGGCACGCTAGGATCATTCCTTAACGAACTAGGCCAAATGTTAATTAAGAAAGGTTTAGCTACGGTGCTTGCAGGAACAGCATTAAACTTTTTATTCCCAGGATCTGGAGCTAAAACAACAGCAGGAGGTTTTGGTTTAATCGCTGCTGGTGCTGCTTTATCATTAGGATCGGGTATAATAGGGGGTGCTAGTCGAGGTGTAAATAACAGGAATACCACTAACAATGTAACAGCCTTTGCAAGCGGAGGTATCGTTTCAGGCCCTACTAACGCTTTGATAGGTGAATACGCAGGAGCTAGAAACAATCCAGAAGTAGTAGCGCCATTAAGCAAATTGAAATCAATGATAGGAGGCGGAGAGCAAATCTACATCGCGGAAAACGTTATCAGAGGTCAGGATATAGTAACGATATACAAGAAAGCATCAGGAACATTAAGGAGGGTTAATTAAAATGGCAATAAACATAACGGCAACACCTACAGACGAGACTACAACTGGCGCGAGTGATGGAACTATATCTATACAGGCTTATAGTTCGGGCTCTCCTGTAACGGCTGATGCATATAGTATCAATAACTTTATAACTGAGCAAACAGACTTCTTTTTCGGTGGACTACCTGCTGGAGTGTATAAGGCTAGAGCTAGGTTAGCTGGGGAATTATCGGAGTTGCAATACATACCTATTGCAACTGCTTCACCTACTCCAGATCCAGAACCTCCTATTCCTCCTGTTCCGATTGTTTATGAATACCGAGAAACTTATACGGGATCATTCTGCGATAAGAAAGGGGTAAATATATTAGTCTCATTTAAGAGGCGTGTTCCAGTTGATAGCATTCCTACTGCGCCTAGTGAAATACAATTCTCGGGCGAAAATGATTCACCTATTGTAATTGATTATCCTGACAACGGTGATTATAAGTTAACTCCTGTCAATGGTAGCCAATGCGAGATAAGGATTAAGGCTATCGGTTCGTTCGAGCTAAGTTCAATGTATACAGCCGATGAAAAGGAATGGCGTGTTGATATTTCAGGCGGGTGGAAATGGTCTGGATTTCTTATTCCAGATAGCTGTATTGAACCGTTTGCATCAAAACCTTATGATGTATCAGTTAGGGCTACAGATGCTTTAGGCTTGCTTAAAGATGAGCCATTCCAACAAGTAGACGCTACTAGATATAAAGGCTATTATTCTGATAAGGAAATATTACGTATTTGCTTAGCTAAGACAGGACTTGCGCTTAAGATGAATATTGCGGTTAATACCTACGAAGGCACTATGGCTGTAGGTAATCAGCTTTCGCCAATGGGGCAATCTTACGCTAATACAGAGCCTTTCTTAAACGAGGATGGAACGGCAATGGATTGCTATGCTGTAATGGAATCTGTTTTATCGCGCTGGGGTTGCAGGTTACATCAGTTCAATGGTATATGGCAGATAGTCAATGTAATGGAGCAATCTTTAGCTGCTGTTAATACATTCCCTTTTAACAACGCTGGAGGGGCTGATGGCGTTCAGTTTGCTTTAGGTAATTTCGTGCGTGTAGGAGGTCAGAACAGAGCTATCCGGCCAGTTGGTGATACTTCATTTGCTAAGGCATTCAAACAAAGTTCGGCTTACTATAAATATGGTTATATATCCAATGCTTTGTATAACGGTGACTTTGATATATGGACTTCTAAGCCTACTGGATTACCTAACGGATGGATAATGACAGGAGGTACAACTGGAACTACGAAGATTCGTTATCAAGATGGTTATGCTACATCGGATTATTATATTGAGATAGGTAGCGATGGAAATGGGGGCATTCAACCTGTTACTCCTGTTCAGATTAGGCAGTATGATTTTCCTAAGATTAGCTTTGATTTGTATTCTGTAGAATCGTTGACTTATGGTGCTTCTGGAAGGGGGCGCTATATATCTGTATTCATTAGTAATAACGATGGGTTATGGTTTACAGAAGATGGCTGGAAAAATACTACGAGAGCTTATGTATTCAAAAAAGATTCAAATGATTTTATCAAACAACAACGATTTGAAATTACAGTAACCCCATTAGAAGAAGATTACCTAATGACTATTACTATACTTGCTGTTGGTCTTGCTGATGGAACACATTTCAAAACGAACATCAACAACGTTAATCTGAATGCAGGATTTGGTACAGGCAGGGAAAAGAACGCGATAGGGGAAACTAATGAGCAGGTACTATTAACTAAGCAATCATTCATTCCTGAAGTAATAGAGGTATTGCATTCTGATGATACCAATGATACGCGTACATCTGGGCTAAAGATTAGTTCTACTGAGGACGGTTTAAAACTAGCAAGTCCTGCTATGGCTAATTTCAGTTCATTATGGAAGCGTAATGGCATTACTGAGTTTGCTCCACTACTGCGGATAATAGCTAATAGCGAGTTGAGGTTACATCAAAAGGCGTATAGAATAATAGACTTTGAATATGTAACGGATTGGAGTAGCTTAAGCACTGATAAGATAGATATAAACACTTTGCTTGCTGTTGATTTGCTAGATAGCTACTTTATATTCTTATCAGGTTCATTCGATTTAAAATCTGGAATACCTAGATTGAAATTTGCTCAAGTGCTTACTGAGGCAGTGATGGTAAATGAGACGCTTAAGATGGATTATGGGGATTAAAAAAAGCTGCCCTATGTAATCTATAGGGCAGTTAAAATTATTCGAATTCAGCTCCAGCGTAACCAATAATTGTATCTTTTTCGTGTAATTTTTTAATAATATTATCATTAGTTTCTTTAAAAAGCGATTCGTAATAATGTTTAGCTTGATATGTTAAATCATTTAATTCGCTATCACGTTTCAATTTCAAAAAACAATAATCATATATTGCTTTCAAATCTGCTATTGATTGATTTTCCATATTATTCTGATAAAACATTTATTAAGTGGACTCCTACATAGTGTTCTTCTTCTTTAGTTGTAGATTTCCATTTATTTTCAGATGTTTCTGATAGTAAAGGCTGTTCATTGTCTAAATCTTCGTTATCTGATAATATCTCTTTATTAATTTCAATTACCATTTCTAAGGCTTTTATCCTAGCCAATTCTTTATTATTGACAAATAATTCTTTTTCATGATTTACATAAGGAGCATAATGACCTCCTTCGCATTCCTCTATTTTAGTATAGAGCACTTGATATATTTCCATACTATATAGCTTTTAAGAAATCAACAAAATCTAACCTATCTCTAAGTTTTTGCATAATAATAGATTCTTCTTTAACGTCGATAAAATCTTTATTAGTTTGCAAATGCCATCTAAGATTTTCTATTTGGCGTTCGTACATTTCGATAATTTGTTTTACTTTTTCCATGTTATAAAAATTTATATATTAAAATACATCCTACAGCAATAGCTAATGAAATTCCTAATACTAATCCCCATATAAAAGCCTCATTAGGATTGACTGCCCCATGATTAATTAACCTATTTTTAGGAGGTGCAGGTGGATTTGGTATTTTTGAATATATTAAATTAAATACTTCCATTGTTACTAAACCTGGTTTATTGCTAATAATAGTTTCGCTATTTGTATTGTCGTTAAAAGTTAAAACATACATATATTTATTGCCTCCTGTTTTCTGAGGCAGACTCATTACACTCATAGAGTATACTGAATCAAATAATGCTTTATTCATCTTTTGCTTTATTTATATTCTCATGTAGTATGATATGAAGAAATACTATTATAATAAATTCTCCAAAAGACAACATTTGAGTTTGATTAAATATGTACATAAACATGATTATGTTTATTACCAAAACTGTTTTGTATATGCGATTTCTATTCATCTTTCTTATATGTTTCATTATTTTAATCCTTCTAAATTAAATGCATAAAGATTAGCTTCTGGTATTAGTATTTTACAATTAATATAGTTTGATGTAAACATTCCTGGATTTACAACCGTAGCTGATTGTAATATTCCTCCATGTCTTTTCATTCTATCGGTTATAACTGTACGCCTGTATTCACTCATAATTGGCATTTCAATCAGAACGTATTTTAATCCGTTTATAAGGTATATGATATCGTTTTCCATTACTAAATGGCTTTTAAATACGTTATAAAATCTTTTCTTTCTCTTATTTGAGTGTTAATCAATTCTTTTTTAGATTCATTAATAATACTCGAGTTTGTTTCTAAATGCCATTTCAAATTACCAATTTGTCTTTCGTACATTTTAATAATTGTAACTATCTTATCTAATTTTCTAGCGTATTCAGATAGAGTTATTGTAAGCGTGTCTTTTATAATAATCATGTTTTCTAGTTTTAATTGTTAATCAAACTTACGCCTCTTATATCAGTATATCTAATTCATCACAATATTGTTACAATTCATTATATTTGATAAAAATACATAATCATGGCAACAGAGATATTAGACCTATCAAATGATCCTTTTGTAAAAGGAATTACAGAAAAAGTTAAAGAATTAGAGTTTCATCTTAAAAAATGCCAAGTATTATTTGATGAACTTAAAGGTAATTACGGTATTGATTTAGAGGCATAATGTACAATTCTAGCGACTATGTCGTACTAATCGACACCATCACCCCTATCACAGCCAATAGAGGCACATACGCAAATTATCGGCCTGTGATATGCGGTACAAGCAACGGTTTATCGGTGGAGTTCGAGAGTATTTCTTTCCGTAATAAATGCGATGGGGGATGGGATAGGTCGCAATCGGGCTACGGATCATGGGATTTCTCAGTAGATGGAATGGCTTATGCGATTAAGAATACAGATAAACTATTAAAGGCTAACTTTCAAGAAGTAGCTGAATTAGCATTAGATAAACGCATATTCTGGGCTAAGACTGCTGATATTAACAGCACGATCGTTAGGGAGGGATTAGTTAGGATTGGATCATATAAAGAAACTGCGGATTTAGAATCACCTTATACATTCAATGTGAGTTTCGTAGGTATTGGTAAACCGATATTTGAGGCAACACCAGAACCGCCAACTCCAGGGACTTTAGTAGCTTACTATGGTTACATGAACGAGGGCGATACATTAGATACCGCTCGAATATTAGCAGGAAGTCAGGTAGCGTTTACCAATCTGCAATCGGTTACATTCCCGTTCGCAATCCCTTCATTCGCTATCCCTTGGGTTGCTTTACCAGATGGACAGCCGATCAAAACTAGCGTAACGGATTTGTCAGATGATACTAGTTCAACTCCTATAGGATCTACTGGAACATTCGGGAGTAAGGTAGATATAGGATCATTCGATGCTTACATAGGAAACTTTGCAACTATTTACACAGGTTTAGGATTAAGATTTAACAACTAATATACATATGGCTTTCCCATCAATTGATAACATAAGAGTAAACGCAGCAAAACATACTGATGATTGGTATGCCGACGAAGTTGTGGCTGGCAAAGAACAGCCATATACATCTGTTGCTGATGCTTGCTTCAAAATACCGAGCGCTGTAAGGATGAAAGGTAGGCCAGTATTGATTACAGTAGATGGGCTAACTGAAGCGTTTTGGTGGAAAGATAATTTAACAGATTCAGGATTAATAAGAAGGGATCAGCCTTTAATTGATGAGATTATAGCAAGACAGGAAATATCCGGCTTAGTTAAGCAAAACTATTTAAGCTACAACGCATTTAGAGGTCTTGCTTTGCCTAAAGAAAATGGAGGGATAGTTGCTATTGGGGATTCTAATTTAGAGGGGTATGTAGATAACGCTGTAGGTGTAGGTGAAATAAACTGGTTTACAAGGTTAGTAAGGGATATTCAAAGTTATCAAGGCCCCCAATCAGGTATCGGATTTACCAATTTTGCAGACCCTACTAGATATGGATTTACTACATCTGGAACGACTACAATTGTTAATGAAGGGCCAAATAATAGGGCTATACAATTAAACGTAAATGCAATTATACAATTCACCGAGGCTACTAATCTAGTAGAACTTTGGTTTAATGGTTCTGCTGGTAAATTAGAGTTTTATTACAACGATACATTATACAGAACGGTAGATTGTAACTTATCCGGCACTACTAAAAATGTAAATACTTTCTTAAATCAAAATTATCCTATCACAGTTACACCATCCGTAAACTCTGGAGTATATAAAATTAAATGTATTGGCGCTCCTGTTGTAATTACTTCACTTAGTAAAAAAACATTAGGAACATCAACGTTCGATACTAACTACTTTTCAAGGTTTGCAGTTGCCGGATGTACATTTGGTGATTTTGATCCTAATGATATTGTAGCGACTACAGGATTAGGAGGGGAAAGGAATACATTGTATCTACTTAACTTAGGGACAAACTCGATTTACAGTCCTGACAAAGCCACTACTGCTGCGGTGTTTGGTGTTGCCTTAGGTAATTACATAGATATACTTAGATCAGCTAAATCCAACGTGGTATTTATGATGCCTCCAAGGACTAAAGAGACTTCGTACCCTGCTGTTATAGAACCTTATACGAATTATTTAGCCGTAGCAATACAGGTTTGTAAAGATAAAGGAATTGATTTAATTGACATGAATGATGTTTTAGCTATTGGTGACCCTTTTGGGGCTGATGGTTTACATTATTCTGCTTCAGGGCATTTGATTATAGCTAATTTCATTATAAACAGGCTTGCTAAGACTGATGTACAAAACACCAGGAAAATATATGAAAATACTTTAGCTACAGGAGGCACTTTAGATTCAGTAACAGATAAAGGGGCTACTACTGATAACAGCGCAAGGTTCGGATTATCATTAGGCGTAAAAGGCGCTGCTAATAATAACCCTGGAAATGGTGCTTTTTATGCTTGGGAAAATCAAGAAAATCCTGCAAGCACAGCATATAGAGCTATTGTTGCTCAGTTAGGATTAAATGGAGACTACGTTTTATATCAATACAACGGTACAGCCTATATAGAAACATTAAGGGTTAGTGGAACTTCAATTGCTTATAAAGGGAATGATTTACAAACTAAATTAGAAGCATCCTTAGGTACGACAAAAAAAACGGCTTTAATAACCCCCACTGTTGGCGCTACAAGTGTCACTATTCCATCTTTAGTAAATCAGTTCGTAAACTTTGTTGTAAAATCTGGTGTAGTTTACCTAGTTGGTACAACGGCGAATGAAGATGATCTAACAGTTTCTTTTAATTCGGCTACAGGGGCTATTACTTTCGCTTCGCCATTTCTTACAGGCGAAAAAGTATGGGCTAATTATCAAGGTGTAGCGGGAGGAACAGGGACAGGAAATATAATCACAGTTCAAAACTATACAGATATAGTTCTTCATTCAACTTGGGGTGGTAGCGCTAAGACTGAATATTACGTATTAACAGACAATCAAAATATGGGCGGTAAGAAAGGTGCTTACGTTTATATTCCTAACTTTACAGCTACACCAGCACAAATAGCAATTAACTTTAACGATTAATATATATGGCATTTCCAGTGCAGTTAACCCAAAATGGGTTCCCAGTATCAGTTGAAAACTTAGAAATATATCCAAAAAAAATAGCTCATTGGGATTTTAGTAAATTGCCTGTAATGACTAACGGAACTAAAATCAGCATCCTACAGGATTTATCTGGGTTTGGAAATAATTTATCAAATACAGTAACCTCAACACAGCCAACTAAAGCAGCAAAAACAAACGGACTATCAATAGCTAATTTTAATGGCTCTCAAACAATTAGAAGTAGCGTTTTAGGGTCTTCATTCCCCATTAATACACCTTATTTAGCGCCAATATCATTTACTTTTGTAGCTAGATTTACTACAACTCAAGCTAATCAATTTCCGCAACTTTTAAAAGGTAGTGGGACTAATGGTATTACTATACTAGCAGATAATAGTACGGCAATAAATTCTGGGGTCGTTTACGCTGCTGGGAATGCTTTAGGAACTTCTCAAAATGGGCAATCTTTTCTAGATAATAATTTTCATGTTTTTACTTTAAACTTTGGCTCTACAAGTTCCTCTATTTATGTGGATGGATTTTTACTCAGTACTAATATTACTGGAAACCTTATTGCAGGGGGGCTATTATCACCTTTAATCGGTGATCAGGGTTTTACTGGAGATATTGCAGAAATAATTATATGTAATGAATTGTTAAATCAAGATAGGATAAATTATTCAGTACAACTTCTTTCTGATAAATGGGGTATAACCAAGCCAATAGCTCAAGCTGCTAATGGATCTTCTTTATACGAGTCAGGTTCAACTTCTGATGGAAGTACTTACAGGATATGGGCGCCAGCTAATCCTATAGCTAACGCTCCATTAATTTTATGGTCACATCCTCAAGGACAAAGTGAACAGATAGAGCCTGGTTATTTTGCCTACCCATATGTTCATGCTTGCAATGCGTTAGGATGGTATTTTGCTGCCTCATCTTTAGGAACAGGTTCTACCCCAGGAGGTTCTGCAAGCGCATGGGGGAACTCATCTGCTCAAACTGCTTTGTTAAACTTGTACAACTTATTATCCACAAGAAGAACATTTAATAACGTAGTGTTATTAGGGGCTTCAATGGGTAGTTTTACAAATGCATTAGCTGTTATAAAAAGTACCCTTCCAAATATTAAAGCTTCTTATTTTATAGATGGGGCTTTTTCTTTACTAACTATGTATAAGTCTGCCACATATTATCCAGGGATAAATCTAGCTTATGCTATAATAAATGGGACACTTTCGGCTATATCTACTTCTGGTGCTACATCTATTAGCAGTTCAGTTTCGTTTCCTACAGGGTCGATTATATTAATAGATCCTTTTGGCACTAACCCTGAACAAAAAACAACTGGATCACCTACAGGAAGCGGCCCATACACTATACCGTTAACTACACCTTTAGATTTTGGTCATGCAAGTGGGGTAGCGGTAAGCGATTATTACACTAAAACTGTTAATCAAGATCCAATGATAACTACGATTACAAATTTTACGAACTTACCAACTAGATTTTTAGCATCTAGTACAGATGTTGTTACCGTTCAATCATCTCATACTACACCTTTTAAAGCTAGATTAAACGGTATAGCGACTGGAAATGAAATAGTTCAGCATAAAGGTGGGCACCTTGGAGCAGGCTCTACTTATCCGTTAGATTTCGTAACTTTCATAAAAACAACATTATCTATTTAAAATGAAAAATAAACTAATACTCCCCTTGTTATTGATTGCATTTAGTGTTAATGCCCAAACACCAAACTATACGGCTACTAAGTTTCCTAACGGATTAGTGCCTCCAAGTAGATCAACAGCACCAGTAGCATCTCCAGGTTCTTTATGGCATGACGTTATTGCTAATGCGATGAAATGGTATAACGGTTCGCAATGGGTTACAATCGGTTCAAGCGGAGGTATAACAACTGAAACAGATCCAACAGTACCGTCGAATGTTAAAGCGATTACAGCGACTAATATAAGTAATTGGAATACTGCATTCGGCTGGGGTAATCATGCAAGTTCTGGATATGCCACACAAGCCTATGTAGATGCTAGAATAACTCAAATAGTTGAAATTACAGGAACTACTCAAAGTGCTGTTGCTGGAACAATTTACATTCCTCATAGCTCATCTAGGACAGTAATAACCTTGCCACCTTCATTAACAGTAGGACAATTATTTCAAGTTGTTGGCGAAGGAACTGGAGGTTTTAGGATAGCTCAGAATGTGGGTCAATCTATAGTAGGTGTTGGAACAAATACAACAATTGGAACCGCCGGATATATGGAAAGCACTAATGCAAACTGTACAATTACATTAAGGGTTACAAATACAAATAAACTTACGATCACATCTAGTCAGGGGACTTTTACAACAAACTAAAATGAAAAAATTAACACTACTCTTTTTGCTTATCACATCAGCATGTTTTGGGCAAACAATTACAGCGCCTTTATTAACGCCTGTAGGATCGGTTAAAAGTTTTACTCCTAATATTACATTGTTAAATAATACAGGCGTTGAGACTAGCTTATTAGGCTCAGTAAAGGATACTATCAAAGCTAATACCTTAGTTCCTTATAGACCTTACAGATTTGAACTAGCGTGTATCGTAACAACTCCAGCTTTATCATTACCTAATTTAGCATTAAAGATTAAGTTAGGAACGGCAACAGTTGCTATGGTTAATGCAACTGGAGTTACGGGCGGGTTAACCAATGCAGGGATTAGGATTAGAGGTACTATACTTGCAACAGGATTAAGCACTCAGATAGTATTAACCGAGATTATACAGCCTAATGGGGGGATTATTAACTTATCTAATGCTAATGCTTCATTCTATACAGAAACAGCAATGAACATGGTTAATAGTCAGGCTTTAGATATTACAGCGCAATGGAGTGGATTAATTATATTAGGAACGGCAAGCATTCGGAGTGTTTGGTTTTATAGGTTTGACTTCTAGTAAATAAATACTAAGAATTCACACAACCGATACAAGCACAAAGCAAAAAAGGCTATTAGAATCAACCCTAATAGCCTTAATATTATATTACCGATTCTAAGCATTGTAATATAAATATAAACAGATAAGCGCATACCGCTATTGATCCGTATTTGATTATTGATTCTCTTATATTAGTGGAAATAACCATCACGTAAATAAGTGGCTGAACAAATAAATAATGCAATTAAAAGCATTCCTAGTAAAAAATAACCTACAAACTTTTCTGATTTTTCTTCTTCTGTATATTTAAACTTTCTCATAATTAAAACTGTATCGCTAGTTTCTTACCCTTGTTCATTAACACCCATTCGTAAATCGCTTTACGGTCATTGGTCTGGAATTGGTGTTTAGCTAGATGTATTACATAAGCTGGCACATCACATTTTTTAGCTGCGTACTGGATCTCAGTATTCGCATTGGAGATTTTAGTTTGGTCTTTCATAAGTCATGTTTTTTTAATGCATCTTTATATTTATCCAATTGTTCTGTAAAAGAATTTCTTTGTGGGTTTTCTTGATATTTAAATATCATAAAACACTCTATAAATCCATCAACAAATATTTTATTTATTCCTTTGGTATCAACATCGCCGAACATATCTTTAGAATAAATCTCTGCTTTTACTTCGGCAAATTTTCTAAATTGTTGATATTCTTCATTAGCTGTCATCTTAAAGGCTGTTTAAATATGTGTTGATTTGATTGCTTACATCTAATATTGATGTTCCATTGAATTCTTTTTCAGCTTTACAATCAATAGTTTTGAATCGAGCGTAACCCCAATATTTCATACCAGCAGACATCATTGACGAAAGTATTGATACACCTTCTAAGTTTGTTACATCAAAAATGCAGTCTTGTTTTTCTTTAGTTAAGTTCATGTTTTCTAGTTGTTATTTAATGGAATAAATCTAAATCATCATCGTTTTCATTTCCGGAATCAATGTACCGATTGTATTTGTCCGCTAGGAATACTAATAGTATCACTGCGACGATTGCTATAAAGCAGGTTAAGAATGGGTTCATATCAATTTAGCTAAGTTAATTCCTTCTATTCTTGCTATCTCTTTAGCCTCGTATTCCTTTACACGATTAACAGTGAAATGCAACACCATAAAGCACTTGTCTACCATTTGGGTAGGATAAGCCAATGAGCGCACCGATCTAATCTCTGGTACTGCATGGTGGCAAATAACCGTTGTCCCGTTTGTGAATGTTATTTGGGTCATTACCAGCTAATTTTAATTAGGTATTCATTCCTGTAAAACGATTCTTCTGACAATTCATAACCATCATTAACTAATACCTTTTTTGTTTCTGTAGGTATTTGATCGTAAACCCAGCATTCGAAAGAACCTTTATTAGTTGCTTCCTTTACTGATTTCATTACTTTACTATAAATATGAGTATCCGACGCTTCAGATACTAATTTACTTTTTAATCTTGCTTGCTCTGCGTTCATTTTCTTTTCTTTTTAAAAACGGGTAGGTAACCACTCCTACCCGCTAACCTAAACCTCAAACTATGCCTTGCTTTATAACTATCCGTATTGTTTAATATTGCTGCTTGCATTATTACGAATATCATTACTTACAAGGACTTTACCTTTAATAAGTTTGCCTTGCGTTACAATTACTAGCCAAACAAGTACCATTTATTAAATAAATACAAACCAGCATCGTTATTAACAAGGACTTTGTGGCAAGTGGGATTTTACGAGTCCCTATACATCCGGTTATGCTTGCCTACCTTCACGAAACACTAACTCCATAGTTGCTACGATCTTTCTAATCGCTCTCTGATACAATAGTAAGAAGTATAATTGAATGTACAATGATTGTAACAACAATGGTACAATAGATTTTATGCAAACATAACATTTCGAAACTTATTGCTATCTTAGCACAACTAAGAATATTCATATGTGTATACTAAATTCAGATTGTCCTACTGGGCATCGTTGTTCTTCCGAATCAGGTCAATGCGTGCCAATTAGCGGTACTGTAGACCCAATTAAACCGCCTATAGTAAATCCTTTAGTGGAAGAACAAGAAGATCAAAAATAGATGAAAATAGCAGCATGTTTTTCTTACTGTCTATTTACTATACTTTATGCATGGTATCCTTATGAAAGCACTGCCTATTTGCAGTTATTCAACATGGGTACTTTATTGTTGTTCATTTGCTTGCTTTGTGGATTTCAAACAAACCAGGTAGAAACAACTTATAAAGAAAGTATATTCTTTCAGTATTGTATTTATTTATCCTTATTCCGATTCATATATACAGCCTATTGTATTTTTATGGGTAAGGGATGGATATTATACCATACTGACCTGTTTAACATATTTACTAGCATTAGTTTTGTTATTGTTATATTACATTGTTCATTTAAAAAAGTATGAATGTGGTGATGAAAACGGTTTTAGCCTTTGCTGATTTCATGCTTATAAACGCTGTACTTATACCGTTCGCGGTATTTGACGTTGTTACATGGGCGTGGTATGCATTATGTGTCGTATTAGCCTTTGTATTGCGTTTAGGAATGGAGCATAAGAAGAACCGTTTAACCCGTTCATCATTATTAATCCAATCAGTTTACACAATAACATGGAGCTTCTTTATGGTCTTAATTTGGAATACATTTCTGAATTGGAATAAAGGGTTCGAAGTATATTTATTTATTAACTCTCTTTTTGCAGTTTTTATGGTTGGTCAGTTTGAAGTTATTTTCGAATTAGGCTTTAAAGAATGGATTCGTGTAAAGTTAGGCAAGTTTCTTGCGACTGAAAGAACGGAGGACAAATCATGAGTTTTGAACAAATTATAGGGTATGTTTTAATAAGCGCAATGATAGGAATAGTTTACTTAGCTACACGTGTAGTAAGTACTATTGAATACAGGGATAACGGAATTTACCATATAACAATTAATGCATGGTTTCGGGGTAATCAAATTTATAAGGATTGGTTAAGGGATAACACAATTTACCATTGGCTTATAGTTTTAATCTTATGCTTAATAACTATTATACTTTGTCTTATACCTCCCTTTAGCCAAGGCAAGATGTTCAATAGGCCAGTACTTTCACTTATAGTTAGTGTGCCTCTATGGATCTCAATATACCATACTTATAGATGGTTATTCCGTAAGTTGGATATGATATAGTAAATCGGTAACTTCGTGTATATGAATACGAAATCATTTTACGATAGCATTCGAGTTAGCTTATTCAAAGGAGCTATTTCAGCGAAACAGTTTCAGGGAATAGAAGCAATCTTAGAAGAATACAATAGGTTATGTTTAAATGATCCTAGAAAACTGGCGTATGTTTTAGCAACTGCGTACCATGAAAGTGCAATGACTATGCAACCAATACCAGAATATGGTAAAGGCGCTAAATATGATTATGGTAAGAAACTTAAAATGTCGCGTAAGCCATATACTACTCCAGATAAACTATACTATGGAAGAGGGCTAGTGCAAATCACGTGGTATGAGAATTATCAAGCATTAGGTAAGCAGCTTGGAATACCGTTATTAGAAAATCCTGATTTAGCTTTACAAATGGATATTTCTGTTAAGATCTTATTCGTAGGTATGACTAAAGGAATGTTTACTGGCAAATCATTGAATAGCTATTTCACTGCGGATAAAACGGATTGGGTTAATGCTCGTAGGATTATTAACGGCACCGATGTAGCTGATAGAATAGCCAATTATGCTAAGATATTTTACAATGCAATTTTATTAACATAGGTATGGTAAACGAAAACCAAACACCGCGCGCCATACTAGCTTACTTCTGGTCTGTTATTACGGCTATTATATTAGGTTATATCGTTTATCGTTGGGGAAGTGAGAAGGAAATATTAACGTTAATAATTGGGCTTATTGGAGGAACTATTGTAGGGGGTATATTTGGTGTTTACTTTGGTGCAACTCATAAAGCACCTGTTCCAGATCAGCAAAAGACTACAACGGAAATAACACCAGAAAGCACAACTATTATCCAGGAACCGATTAATCATACAGGCAATGAAACTAAATAAAATATTACTATGTATTCTGATGATTGGAATGCTAGGCTGCGGAACTCGTAAAGCCAGCGTTAACCTAAGCAAGACAGATGTTAAAGAAGAATCTAAAGAAGTAAGTTCTGGGTCATCTAGCACAGAATCCAAGTATACAGGATCTCAGGAAACGAACGAACAGGTAGCCAAGACCGACGAGAAGCAAGAGAGCCGGACTACTGAAAAGTTCGATAGTTCAGGACGGGTAACTGAAAGGATTACCGAAACTATAAAAGCAAAATCTGCTGATAACTCTAAGCGTTCAAACAAATCTAGCTACGAAATTACCACAACCGTTAAGATGGT